TTCCAGAAAAATGATAAGATTTACGTACAGTACCAATTTTGCTACGAACCAAACCAGGAGCAGTCCAGTTAGATGCATTACCACGAGAAAAGTCAATTCCTACGTTAGCATACATCATACCCCACAAAGCACCAGGAGAAGCATCAGCAATAGATACAGAAGCTGCATCAGGAGATACTAGACGCAAAGTGTACTTCCACCCTGCACCATCTGGTACTGGTTCACTCATAATACGAGCAAGAGTACCTGATTGAGATACCAAAGTGTAAGGAAAAATGAACCATTTATCAGGAAAAGTCAAGAAAAATGGAGCACCACCAGCACCTTGAACAGCAGCAGGAGCAGCAGATACAACAGGACGAACATTGATTTCGTGAGTTTTAACACGATATTCATATTCGTAGCGATCAATTGAACGAGTGTTTCCAACACCTTCAGTCAAGAAAGACAATGGAAATTTCTTTTCCTCACGACCAGCCAAGTGAGTAATGATAGGAGAGATCTCCTCTGGACGTTCCATAAGTGCATTAACCAACGAGTTAGTGTCGGTCATTTGGGCATCGTTATAGTACGTTTTTAGAACTTGCATTAGAGCCATAATTATATTTATTTAAAGTTAATTGTTATATTGCTTAGTTACCCAAACAATGCTTTTAGATCCAGATTATCTGCATCAAATTTCTTTCCTTTTTTATCGTTGGTTTGCATTGACCTTACACGCTCTTCGTTTTGTTTAATTTTTTCTTTTAAACTAACAGCACTTTCAGTCTTTGCTTTTACGTTAATAATATCTTTCAAGTTAAAGCCTTTATACATCAAATAATCTAAAGCAAGTTTAGCTTCTAGATTAGCTTCTGCATAATCCTTATCTCTACGAGTCTGACCATTATCGTTAATAGGTTCAGAAATGTAATCAAAGAATTTAGCTTTTTCACGATCTGGGATACGGATACCAGCAAACTCTTTTCCTTCTTGAATTGTACTAGCTACTCCCTCCCAAAATCTTTCGTTTTCTTGTTGAGCACGTTGTTGTGCTTCTTGTTGTTGACGGACTAAACCATCACGTTCTTGCTTTTGAATAGTAGCAAGATTGCGTTGAGCAACTTTAGCTCTATCATACAACTTACCAGAATCTTCATAATCATTAATCATGTCTTTGATAAACTCTTCGTCATGACCTTTGGTTTTTAAAAATTCAGTAATCATATACTTTTGAGTACGAGAATCTTCTTGCTCTAACTCAATATTTTCAAAACTTGTTCTTGGATTGTAAGCATCAAAGAATTTTTCAGGATCTCCACCTGCTAAAACAAAATCCAAATGTTTTTGTACTAAAGGAAATTGTTTAAACAAACCATCGAGTTGATCTTCTGCAATGTTTTGTGCAATGTCTTTAGTAAATTCTGCTAGACCTTCTTCTGTCTCTGCATACTCTTTTTCCAATTCGTAACCAAGAGATTTAGCAATAGAAGAAATAATACCATCGTCACCATCACCGATATTACCACTGTTGTCATCATCGTCAGAATCAGCAGTATCATCGTCATCAGAATCATTTGTGTCCAGTTTTTTAGATAATTTACTGGACTTTTTATCATCTTCTTCATCATCTAATGGATCAGATTTAATATCATCATTATCATCGCTGTCATCAGCGGTTGAAGCACCTTTTGCACCTTCGTCTGTGCTAATTGCTTCGATTCCATCCCCTAGAACATCGTCTAAAGTAATGTCTTCAAATTTAACTGTGGGTTTACTCATATCACAAAGATATATTAAGGGTTTTAATTAAAAACTGTTTAATTATTTTTTATAATTTGCTTTATTATATAACACTTTCATTTTAGAACTGTTACAAGTATAGCATTTTTTGCCTCCATATTTTCTAGTAGGAACACTTTCAAGCATTCCTTTTGTCCAGGTGTTTCTACTAGTTAATAATTTATCTCCTGCTTTTCTTTGATATTCTTTTAGCATTTGTTGATATGCTAGTTCTTTTTGCTCAGGTGTAGTAGCAGTTGAATAGTTATATATACCTTGAGTAAAATTATTAAATTTATTTAAAACACCGTTGTAAGAATAATCAACTAATACATCTTTTAATTCATTAGGTACTTTATCAAAAGCATTTTCTCCATATTTACTATTAAATACTTTTTTAGCATTATTTAAATGATGTTCTAAATCTTTTTTAAGTAACTCATTTGCTTGCTCTTCAGTTATACCTTTTGAATAAATACCTTTTGCAGCTTCTTCTTTAGTAAGTTTATGACCATATGCAATAGTATTTGTACCACCTTCTACTGATGCATGTGAATACCATTTATTATTGTTTTTATTAAATCCAGATTTACCAGCATTTTCTTGTAATCTTAATCCACTTATATATGCATCTGATGGATAATATGCAGGAGGATTTTCAGGCAATGCATTTAAGTTTTGAGCTACTTGTAAAGCATTATCTCTTGCAAATATTTCTGCTCCTGTAGGATTTACTGCTGTAGATAATGCTTGTGCTTGCACTACAGGCAATGTTGGTTCTACTTTTTTAGGAGGTGGATCTGTAAAAAATCCTCCATCTTCAAATTTACTACCTCCGTATTTTTTTATTTTACCTTGATTAAAATACCAATCTCTTTCTTCTGAATCTTTAAATAATCTTCTTTCCCATTTCTTTTTATCTTCATTCCAAACATTGTTACCTATTTGGTACTGACCTGTTCTATGTGCTTGACTTGCTTGATAAATAGGAGTAGATTTATTATTTGTAACTTCTGGTAAGTCATAAGAAACTAATTTTGGTTGAGATGTAATTGGTAATTTTTGGATAGGCAGAGGTTCTATTTTTTCTAATGGTGGTTTAGATGATGGTTTAAATACTATAGGTTGAATTGGTTTTTTGTAAACATCTATATTATCTGTATGAATGGAATAATTTTTCCAAAAATCTTTTTGTTCTTTTGTTAAAGTTTTTCCTGTATACCATTTTTCTGAAAGATCAATACCACCAACAGGTATAAGTTCATCTTTTCCGTAGTAAATTGTTTGTATAGGTTTTATATTTGGAGCATCTATAGATACAAGATCATTATCCATATAATGTCTAGATACATGTGTTTTTGGGTTATATATACGATAATTGGTCCAATCAGGTTTTCCTTCATATAAAAAATCAGCTTGTTTTATTGATCCATTAGGTAAAACTATATCATATTTACCTTCTTCATCGTTAGTATATTTATTTAATTCTTTTTTATTATTTTTTAAATATAACGGGTGATTATAATCATTATTTTTTCTTTGATATATATATTCTTTTATATCTTTTTCTTTTTTTGTTTTTTTATCTTCTTCATATCCTACTTTATCTATACTCCAATTTGGTAGATTATTTTCTTTTTCTTTAAGTCTATCGTATTCATTTTTAGATATTTTAGGTAAGTTTAAAGGTTTTATTTGTCTTGATAAATTATATACATCCAAACTATCTTGATAAGCTTGATTAGCTATTTTAAATTCTTCAGGATCTGATATAACACGTGGTTCTTTCTTTTTAGGAGGATCTTTAGGACCACCATTTTTCATTAACTGCGGAGTAGTCTCATTAAAAGACATTACCAAAGGCTTAGCTTCGGATTGTGCAGGCTGAGGTACTTTATAGTTAGGAGTAGTAATAGGAGGAGTAGGAAAAGTAACAGGTTGTTGTTGAATGGGTTGTTGCTGCTGTTGAGACTGAGCTTGCAATTGCTGTTCATATTGATCAAGTACTTGAGGATTTTGTAAAGCCTCTATTGTATTAGGATAACCTAATTGCTTTACTCGTTCTAATATCTGTCTTCTAGTAGCATTATCCATTACTTCAAGAAAGTAAGTTTGTATTTAGCTTTATTAATATCCGCTTTAATTTCGTCTAGTAAATTATTGAATTCAGAAAATTTACTTTCTTTCTGCAAATCATCAACTTTATTCTTAAGTGTATCTAACGCAGTCATGCAATTAGTCACATCTTTAAATTTAGGACTAACATTAAAGTCCATAAATGTCAACAATGTTTCTGCAATACCTTGGTAATTTTCTACAACTGCATCTGCTTTATCTCTTAGGTTATCATATAAGTCACCAAGAGTTTGATGAGCAGCGTAAGAACCTTGACCAGTCATTCCCCAATGAAGAAGATGAACTTTATTAGCAACTTCTAACATGCTTAATGCTAACTCTGCTACCAAGTTATCTAATCTCCCTGACCCACGAAAACCTGCTTCTAAATCTTTAATTACTTCGGTTCCATTCTTTTCTAGACTGTCTAAAGCAGTTAGATATTTTGACATTTCTTTTGCCATTATTCTTGATTATTTTGGGCTAATTTATTATTTATTTCTTGTTCTTTAAGTTCTAATTGTTTTTGCTTAATTTCAAAATCTTTCATCATCTTTTCTAATGATGCAGAATTCTTTTTGTCATCACCTTCAGCTGCAATAAGAGCAAGTTCAATTTGTAATTGACGATCTTTTTCTTTATCTAATTGTTGAGACTCAATTTGAGCTTGTTGAATTTGCATTTGCTGTTGACTTTGTTGGGCTTGAGCATCTTGTTGAGCTTTTTGCAATTCTTCTTGAGCTTTCTCAGCTTGTCTAATTTTATCTTTAATTTGTGGGAAACTATCGCTTTCAAATATTGAAATAGCTGCTGACATTGGAAGACCATTTTGTACAGCTGCTTGTGCAAATCCTCTAATAGCTTGAAGTTTCTCTACATCTTTACCAGCATCAGAGACAAAGATTCCGTATTCAGATTCTAAGTGTCCTAATCCTTCAACATCCAATTCAGCTAATGTGTTGTCTGGCATCACAAACATTCCTTTTTTGCCGTTAATCCAAGCTACTTTAGAATAGTCGATTAATCCTTGCAATTCACGTTGCTCAAAGTTTGAGAACTTTCTAAATATATCTTCTGTTATATGAGAAGATTGGACAATGGCTTGTTGTGAAGTTCCTTTACCTTCATACATTCCAACGGAACCTTGACGTTGTCTATTAACACCACTCAATTTTTCCCACTCAACCATTATCGATTCTAAGAGGGTAAGATATTGTGAGATCGTCTTAATTGACATATCCAACACAGATTGGTGCTGGGGGGATAGTTGTATTCCCTCTTTGTTATAGTCTACCCAAGCAATACCTGTACCCTCTACATAGTACATAAACTTATCCATGTCCCAATTTTTAGGGATCATGTTAATATCAAATTGAGCAACAATATCCTTAGACCTGGCTATTGCTAGCTCCATACGGTATTTATAAATGTTGTAATTTAACTGATATGGAATTCCAAGACTAACTAAAGAGATAGGTTGAGAATTAATATCAGAGTATTTTCTTCCGTTAATTGGTAGTTTACAGATTGATGGATTGTCTAGACTAGTTCTTTGAGTAGCTACAGGATTCATTTTAATGTAGAATCTTCTATCAATTCTAATTCCTTCCCATACTTCGTTAACCCACTCCCACTCTAAAGTTGCTCCCATCTGTTCTTTCATCTCAGCAGTTAACTTAAAAGTTTCATCAACTTCTCTAACTTCTTGAGTTCCCGTATTGGGATCTGTGTAATTTAAAAATCCAATTCGTTTTCTTGACTTCCAATATACCGTTACAATTTCTATCAATCTGTTACGATAGATGTTATCATCAGCTCCAGAGGCCTCTGCACGATATAAAAGATAAGCTTCTGCAGATGTATGAGTAGGAGATTCTAACTCTAAAATTTGTTCAGCAGTTAAAAATTCTCCATAAGCATCAACTATAGTAGAGGCATGAGAAAACTTTCTAATGATTGCCCAATCTCCATCTTCTACAAAATCAATATCTGGGTCTTTATCAAAGTCAACATCTAGTGGATTAATGACTTCATAAAATGGTTCATTACGTCTAACTCCTTTGTGAGAATAACATTCCCCTGCAATTAAGAAATGGAAAAACTGTTTTTGAAACTTATCATAAATCTCTTGTTGATTCATAATATAGTTCAACGCATGTTGTCCTCTAATTGCTCTAGAATCTACATAAGATCTATTGAACTCTTCTTGAATTTGCTTAGGAAGCGGAACTTCTTGCGGTTCTCCTTCAACTTGCCCTTGTTTAATTAGTTCATTTAAGAACTGAGTACGAATGTTATTTAAAAGCAAGTTTTGTAACTGTTCTTCTTTCTGACTAATAGCATCAGCATTCTGTACAGTTACTGTATACTCTAAAGGACGCTTAGATTTTTCTCCAAGAAGTAAATCAATAATGGGTTTAATGATTGGGTAGTTTCGTAACTTAGTTGGGAAATTCTTTCTAGTTTTTCCGTAAGGCTTAAGTACATAGTTATAATCTTCTTCATCTATTACACCATTATAGTAGTCATACAAAGATCGCAAATATGCACGACGCTCACTGATACCAAATTTAGATAAATTAATAAATGCATCTACGCAATCTTTTTTCCACTTCTCATCTTTCTGACTTAATGGAACTCTTTGTTTAGGTATATGGGCTTGTCCGTACATTACTTACAAAATTAAATATAAAATGTCTTATATTAGCAAAGTTACTTATAATTTTTATCAAACCAATCATTTGCTGAATTATCATTGATTTGGACATAGACTTCTTTGTTATATAACTCTCGCATATGGTACATTGCTATCATTAATGCCATAGATCGGTCAAAGTTACCTTTACGATTAAACTTAATCAACTCTTGAAGTAGAGCTGGGTCATAAATCTTATGCATATTAAGAGTGACATTTCCGTCTTCGTCAGATCCTCTACTATCTATCAGCCAATCCCTAATATAAAGCTCACCTTGATTCTTACGTTGCTCAGTCATGTGCATTCCATACTGACGTTTAACGGTCTTACTACGAAGATCACGTTTATCTAACATCTCAAACTCTTCTTGCAGTAAATGCAACTTCCTAAATCGTTTAGCATAAGGGATAACTTCACCTCGGTCATTCTCAAATCCTATTTTTGCGTTATAGTATTCTGCTAACATAAACAGATTTCTATTGTACTCGTCTTGAGTTTGTGGACGGCCTACATATGATGCAACAATTAAGTCATCTGGTTTAGATAGGTTATTTGGAACTTTAATAACGTATGCTGCTCCTAAAGATCCTGACGTACCCGCTTGCGCGTAAGGGTCATGCCCTATTATGTACATGTTTTTTGGGGTAACTTGCTCAATATCAGTCTTATATGGGGTTTCATACACAACAACTGCACCTGTTACGTCATCATCTTTCCTATGTGGGAACTTAGTAATAGGTCTATGTGGAGAATTACCACGGAAATCTACTTTACCTTCAGAGTTATAATACAATTCTCCTGCAACTCCTATAGCATCTA